CTTACGCCCGCGCTGACCGAGTACCTTATCAAGCACCCGGGAGTGCCGATTCCTCTGACCCGGCTGTGTGAAGACACCGGGTTCGAGTACCTGCAGACGCAGGCTGCGATGTACCGCATCATCCGTGATGGCAAGTTGCCTGGCACGCAGGTTCTGCTTCAGGGATCCATGTGGCAGTACAACCCGGGAGCAACACCGCAGGCAGCGGCGGCGCCTGAGGTCTCCTCGGAGCCGACGTGGTACTACGAGGTCGGCACCGTCAAGGGCGGCAACAAGCTCGTCCGGGCTGAGGGCGACTCCACGATCTACGTCCTCAAGCCGCTGGACATCTGATGAACATCAGTGCGATGTACCTAGCGTACCTGCTCGCCGGGTGCTGGGTCTCCGGGGCCATCACAACCGCTGAGTTCCTCAACGGCGAGTCTAAGAGACCACTGTCTCTCGTCGCCCTAGTCACCTTCTTGATCTGGTGGGTATTCGCCTACCAGTTCGGCCGACACGTCATCACACACGTCAGGAAGAATCGCTGACGACAAGAACTCACGGGAGTGACGGAAGCACGGCGCTGTGTCCGACGAGCTCACGTGACCCGGGAGGCCCGCATCTCAACGGGGAGGTGCGGGCTTCTCTCATGCAGAAGCGCGACGCCGATTCGCCTCACGTGTCATGTCATGCGCAACCTGCCACGTCTCCATCCAGCGCCAAGCATGTTGTTCGATCGTAAGCTGAGCCGCCAGGGATCTGGCGGCCTCGCTCATTTCAGAGCGGAGCGAGTCGTCCTCCAGCATCCTTCTGAGCGGTCGAACCCAGTCCCTGGTACGGTCGCCGACCAGGAATCCGGCGCCTTTCTCAAGCTCCCAGAGCCTGCGATACTCAACACGGTCGGAAGCTACCCACGGGACGCCAACCGCTGCGTACTCGAGTGGCTTGAGCCAGCTCTTCGCAGCGTTGAACCCGGTGTCCGCCAACGGAGCCACGCCGACGCTCAACATCTGCAGCGCTCGCGACCAGTCGATGAACTCCACTCGACCCGTCGCCGGTGGATCCTCAGGAAGCCCGAGAGCCTTCCCCGTACCTTCTGGGTAACCAACTGTCAGGTAGCTCGGCCGGAGTGTCTGGACCGCACCAGCAATCAGCGGCAGATCTGTTGGGTGAGAGTGCACGGCGCCTGCCCAGCCCCACGTGCGTTCGACCGGCTCGCGCCGTGGCAGGTCAATGAAGGCCTGAGGCACGCAGTTCCTCAGCACCCGAGATCGTGCCCGACCGTAGCGGCGTTGGAGTTCATCCGTCGAGACCGTGACCAGCGTTGCGACCTTACATGCATTCGCCGCGTGCTGCCAGTTGTTGTGGGGCGAGGCTTTCGGGTGAAGCATCTTGAAGGCCGGGTTGTCTGGATGGATCGCCGTGAGGTCATCGTCCATGTCGACAACCACAGTCTTCCCTTCGCTCACGAGGTGAGCAACGAGCTGGGAGAGTGGCTTGCTTGTGACACGCTGGAACACGAACACGTCGGCATCGTTATCCACGACCACGTCCTGCAGTTTCCCACCGACCCACTGCCCGTGCAGACCCGAGGATTCACCTGGGCGAATGATGTGCACGTCGTAGCCTTGTGCACTCAGCACCTCGGCTGGCCAGATCAAGCGGTACGAACCGCAGCCCCAGTTGTCAGCGGGAAAGACACTTACCCTCATGGCTCACACTCCTAGAGGATTGAGTAGAAGACGCCGTGGAAGTGAAGTGGCGTCGAACCTGCTTGGCTTACGACGGTTCCATCGGTGTTGACCTGCACACACGAGTGCCCAGCGAACGCCGTAAGCGCAGGCGTGATCAAGTTGTTCCGTGGTCGGTATCCGACAGGCATGACGAAGATGATGTTGGTGCCTGCTGAAACATTCTGCACAGAACCTCGTAGGTGCACGAATGTCCCTTCACGACGGAACATGCACTGTGGATAGGCGCCCGTGTCGAGCGCACCTGCTGAAGAATCGTTCGTCCAGCCGGGTGTGAAGGGAACTTGGTTGTTCGTACCAACGATGTGCCACGGGTCATGGATCGGTGAACCGATGATCAGTGCTTGATGCGGCGGTGCGAAGAGCACAGTGACGCGGTCGCCAACACCAACGCCCGAGCTCGTGATGTCATGCGCACGGATCGTGATGTTCCCGGGTTCATCGAGCTGAAGCTCATGGATGAACGTGCCATAGTCAATGGCTTGGATTGTGCCGTGCCTGATGGTGGCTGTAGGCGTTGCCGTGAGAGCCCGCTGAACAGCTACCTGTGCAGCAGTCTGAGTCAACCAAATGTCACTCATACGCCACCGGTACTTGCACCATATGTACGACGAAGCACATGCTTGTGATCAGTGCCATCTTTAAGCGACATCGAGTGCGAGAGCTCAAGGAACTGGTCACCTTCGAAATTCACAATGTTGTAGTGATCATGTCGAGGATCAGGAGGTCCTGCGAATTCGACCGTCTCATAAGGAAATCTCCACAATCGTCCAAGCGCCTCGGCGGCATTCTGTGCATCCGCATTCGAAGCAAGTCCCTGGAACTGCTCAACATGCGTTACGAAGAACCCACGACTTTCAAATGAATGCGGAGCATCGAGTGGAATGTCGTACTCACCATACACAGGAACCTGGGTTGCGCCGTTGTTCACGACGACGAATCGGTTGGGCAAGTCCAGCAAGTTCGTCGAGCGTGTACCCGTACCGAAGAAGGTGCGCTTGCCCTTTGGGTACTGTAGCACGTCAGCATTTACGATGAGCGGATCGGGCATAAGTGAAAGTTGCCCAACACCCGCATTGTCGAAATAGAGATCGTGGTATCCGATCATCGCTGCGAGGTCGTTGATGATCTTGAGACGTGAGGTCCCGATGGTCCAGGCAATAGCTTCAGCCTGCGGTGAGATCATCGCTGAGGAACTCAGCACGCTGAACGCAATGGGAAGCTCAGCGAGCAACTCGGCAATCGCATCGGTGATGTTCGTTCCAGGCGCATAACTCACTGAACGATCCATCTGCTGATCCACGATCATGAGCTGATCAGTGAAGCTGCAGATTGCACCCATCTGCACGATGTCATCCATGTCACTCACGATGGGTCGTGAGACATCAGCCCAGCGGAATACTCCTTGCGGCCACAGTGTGCCATCACTGAGTTCCATCACAAGCTTCATACTCCAGCGCACTACGTTCACTTCATTGATCTCATTGGGCATGAGGATCACGTTGGTGAGCGTACGCTTGATGGCACGTGAAACATCGACCGAGAGCGTGGGCGCCGAACCACGATCAACCATCGTCAGGTTGCCCTGGTACTCATCCCCATCATAGAGCTCGAAACGCCACGATGCTCCACGTGCACTCGCATCGAGATCAAGCAGAGCATTGCTCATGCTCACGGCTGGACCTGCCCGATGTTCTGGGCGGTCAGCACCGGGGTAGCGACCTCAGTCACGACGATATCACCAAGCCAGATGGTACCCAGCGTGGGATCAGTCATCTGCGTGAAGGTCGGAACCTGCACACCCGCATACCAGCGGTTGCCGCAGTTATCCCGCACGACGAGTCCTGATGTCTCCTGACAGATTTCGTGCAGCCCATGCACAACGTCAAGACATGGCTTCATCGGTGTGCACAGTGCACTAATGATAAGTGTTCGCTTAAAGCGAAGTCCCAGTTTCTCAAGCGGTCGGAACTCGATGAACTTATCACGCCCATACACTTGTCGATACTCGTGCTGGTCAGCGTCAAGCATCTCCCACTCATGCATGATGGGAAGTGACGAGTGTGCTTCCGGGAAAGCAACGTTATGATCAGGCATCATCGGTGCAGTGATGATGATGTCTGCTCCAGCGGGTGAAGGCGTGGTTCCGCTGATAACATCCAGGAAGTCAGAGAAACCGCCATCGGAGCGACGCTGCCGCACACGATAGCTGACCTGACTGTCATACACATGCGTCCAGTCGTCAAAGCAGTTCGCCACGCCCGTGACTGGTGCACCCGTGACGATGGCTGAACCTGTAGGTGCGATGATCGCAATCGTCTGCCACACAGGATCCATAACCGCAGGCTCGAGACGCTGCACCTCATAGTACGAGAAGGTATCCTGCGTAAGCGTCGTCGGAGTCCAACACACGTGGTTATACGGGATGGACCGTACGTAACATCCCGCACTCTCGGGATCGTCCTGCGGTACTGCAGGAGCAGCTGCAAGAGAGACCGACAAGGAAGCTGAGATTGCTGAGGCGCCACCCACCACAGTCCACGACCCACCGAACCAGCCAAGCGCCCCAGTCTGCCACTCCCAGATCATGCTCGCATCGCTGCCGAGTGTTGAACTCGGAGTATCGAACCGAGTGAATCCAGTTTCAGCTGCAACGCTGGTCAGGTCATCCTGTTTCCATCCGATACGGATGCCTAGATCAGTCGTTGCCGGGACAGTAAGAGCTGACCAGGGGACATTCTGAGCTGAGACGAAGTTGCTCGATGCGCTCGCCGTGACGATCGTTGTGAGGTCAGTCTTCGCTCCACGAATGACTGCGCACTGGGCGATGGCGGTCTCATTCGTTGCGCCACCCGTGAACGTGATTTGTGGTGGGGTATCGAACCCGCTACCAAGCGCAACCTTCGCATAGAGACGAAGGCTGCCCTGTGCGTTCGTCGCGATCTGTCTCCACCCGATGGGAGTGTTGACGGTTCCCACACCAAAGTTTCGCACGGACACCAAGCAGAGGATCACATCATTGAGCATGATGGGCTGCATTGGCATTGGCGGCATCAAGACCGTGCTCGCCGTCGAGTCCGCAGCGGCGACGGCTGTCCCAGTACCCACCACCGTGATTTGCTTGGCAGGTGTTGTAGGACAGCCGTCGCACGCGCCGCCCGATACGGACATGCTTAGAACTGAGATCGAAGTACCCGTGATGGGTGGTACCTCGGAGATGAGCAGAGTCTGCAGGTCACCTCGTCGAAGAGGTGGGAAGTCGATACCAGCCGTGGCACCATTAGGCCACTGATAGGTGAAGCCTCGAGCAGATGCATTGCTGGGTGCGGTCTGATCAGAACCCGTAGCAGCGATGATCTCGGACACCAGTGCACCGATGCGCCACGGATTACCGAGCTGCGTTCCATCATCGCCATACGGAAGGACAGCATCATCAGAGAGAATGTACTCGACGGTCGTTGCGGTAGCGTTGTCGATGTCGACTGACACGCCCAGGTCCACAGTCACCTGGTGATACTCATCACCGAAGATGTCCTGCCCGATCTTCGGCGAAGCATCCCACAATGCCTTCGTGATCTGCACAGGACCGGCAATCACTGTGCCGCCGCTGTTCACAAGCTGCACACCGACACTGCCAGGTTGACCCGTGATGTTCAGGTACGCAACGTTCGTCTTGACGAAGCGGTATCTCGTCGTACCCGACACAATCGCGAAGGTATGCTTCACTCGTGCTGTCGTGTTCGTCGACTTCAGTGGCCGTGCACCTGAGTAATTGTCCGAATATGGCTCGGTGTCTACAAGCTCGGTTGTGCCATTGAACATACGAATTGCAGGCAGACCTTGTAGCTGGGTAGCAAGACCCGTGGTCACGACACCATATGCTGAAGGAGGAGTCTTACTGGGAATCCACACGTCCCAGTCGAGAGCATTGAAGTGAACAGGCGTGATACCATCAATCTTCACATCGTTGAGCGCACGCCAATCGAAACGTGAACCCGGTGACTGGTAATCGCCTTGTGCATACGGTGAACGCACCACGACCATGTACTCATTGCCTGCCGTGAGTGGCACCGGGTTCGTTGTCCCGGGTGTATGCATTGTCGCAGTGGACCATTCATATGGTCCATTAGGTACGACAACACCGACACCTGCTCGACGCTCCGTGACGTAGTCAACGTGAAGGTTGAGGTAATCATAGATCGTCGGCTGGATGTCCATACCACTGAAGCGCAAGCGTCGGTTACCCACGGCATTGTCGAACTGCCGTATGTTCGTAGGCGTCCACAACGAGTAGCCTGCAACACCGTGATCCCGATACACCTCGGCCATGTGCGTCGACCACACGCCTGCCGCAGCGAGGAACGCCCAGCCGACTGCACCATCTTGGTCAATGCGCTCGATGAATGCTTGACGACTCACGTTCGACTCAACCGCCACAGACAGAATCTGCAGACCCGATGAAGGGAAACCCGTCGAGTCATACTGCATCGTTGCGGTCATCGGTGCAGGACCCGACTGGAACAGAGCACCTGAGTCGTAAAGGTTGGTCAGCTCATCACCATCAGGTGAAGTGAACGTGTCATCGAGGCAATCGGTTGTTCCAGTGAGTGAGCCGTTGAAGTATGCAGTCTGGATCGCTCCCGGATCATAACCAGACACAGGAATGATCTCGATGATCCACGGTCGCCGCTGCCCAAAGTAGTTCGGAACGGAAAAGCCGAGGATTGGGTTGTTCGTGAGTGCACCTGAGTAGAGTGCGATGCTACTTACGAACCCGGTTGCTTGTGGCTTAAACTGCAAAGCAAACGCATCATTGTTTCCCGCGATGACGTTGTTCGTAACGCCCACACCAGAGAACTCAACACCGATGGCGGAAGGAGAGTATGGATTCCAGGATGAACGTGGCACTAGAGCGTCCTCACCGTCAGCGCAAGTTGACGCCGCTTGATAGTCTCTTCGATTCCACTCACTATAGCTTCACTTGTGGCTCGAGCTTGTTCACGTGAGACATCTCCTGCTACGTTCACCGAGATGTTTCCGATGGTTACCCCCGCAGCAATCGACTGCAGTTGCGCCGAGGCCGCACCCATCGCGCGTCCCGACAGTGCGCCCGCAGGTCCTCCTGCAGGGGCTTGTTGGGCAACCATGTCCAGCAATCCAGACTGCTGCAGAAGAGCCATTGCACGTCTGTTGTCGTTCATCGGAATGACGACTTCGGGGGAGTGCAACATCGCAAGCTGATCCTGCTTGATAATGCCGCCCTTTGCAAACCCGGGAATGTTGATGCTCGGAAGACTGATGTTCGGAAGATGAACGTTTCCGATGTTCCGAAGAACTTCCATCAAGCGATTCGCAGCTGTGATGATCGTTTCGATGGGATGTGAAAGTGCTTCGATTGCACCCTTCACAAAGTTGAGTGCACCGCGTGCAAAGTCGGCAGCGCCTGCAAGTCCTCGCATCGCCGAAGCAAGGAAGTCAAGAATCGCAGTAGCAAACTGTGCTGCATACTTTACCTCATCGATCACAATCTTAACTTCGAACAGTGCGAATCGCAGCGCGAAAGCTGCACCACTCGCGATGAGCCCCATTACATCGCCGAGGTGCGTTAGGATGAAGATCGCACCACCGACGGAAGGAGCAAAGATTCCAACCAGAACAGCAGCAACGTTTCCGAATTGACTCGAGAGAAACCCAAGTGCTGGTCCAAGCACTGGAGACACGATGGTCCACAACTCACGAAGCGATGTCTCAAGCTCATTAAGAGCCGGCATGACTTTCACATTCCACGACTCAACGAGTGGGTCCCACCCATTCGTACGGAGGTCGTCAAGTGCCGGCTTAAGACTAATGCTTATATGATTCGTAACACGTTCAAGACCGGACTGCAGATTGTAGAGAGCGAGGATCGCACGACCTTCGATCATCACGATGAAGGGTTCGAGTGTGTTGGTCTTGAAGTCATCCCACACTGGCTTCACACGAGTCTCAATGATGTTTGCGAGACCGGTGAAGACTGTGTCCTTAAGTTCATTCAACTTCGGGATGATGCGAAGCTCAATGAGATCGGCGAATGGGGTTAGGACATTATCTTTGAATGTTGTCCACGCTGGACCGAGGATCGTCGTGATAGCATCAGTGAGAGGCTGTAGGACATCCTTAATCGTTGTGAAGTTTGTACCTACATCGAAGAGCGGTTGCACAAGTCCCGCAACCCAACCGATCAACGTGGAGAGTGCAGTGGCGAGAGCTGTGAATGCCGTTGCAATCCCGATGAGCGTCGGTGCAGTGATGTACTGGATGAAGATCGTCTGAAGCTGAATGAGTGGGGGCAACGCCGGGAGCAATGCAACGATGAGATCAGTGAGTGCAATCGCGAGGTTTGCAAACGCCGTCACGAGCTCGGGAAGCACAGGAGCGATTGCTTCCATGACCACAATGAAGCGATCAGCCAGAAGACTGATGATTTCGTCGAGATGTGGTCCTAGCTTCTCAAGTATGACGATAAGTGTGTTACCGATAATCTCGGCAACGGTCGTGATCGACGGTCCAAGTGTCTTAGCGAATGCATCAGCGATTCGGATAAGCGCTGGTGCAAGCGCATCGAGAAGTCGACTTGCCACCTTGGCGATTGCCTCGACGAAAGGAGTCAACGCCGTTACAACCGTCGAGATCACAGTCGCGAGAGGAGGAAGAACCGTCTTGGCGAGTTGACCCAGGAGTTCAATGACCGGTGCGAGAGCTTTACCGATTGGCCCAATCGCCGTGCCGATGGCACTTAGTGCCGAGCCCAAACCTGAACCCAGTGCACCAATGGCAGGAGCAAGGCCCTTAACTACTTTACCGATACCCTCGAAGACATCCGCAACACCGGGGCCAACTTCCTTGATGAGAGGCGTGAAGGCGTTGAGGATGACAGTTGCAATCTGGGTAACCTGTGGGGCAACCTGCTTGAGGGTGTCGCCGATCACCTCGGTGAGAGGCGTGAGTGCAGTCTTAACGTTGTTGACCAACGGCTCAAACGCATCGGTCAACGTCAGTGAGATGGTGTCTTTGAACGTTGAGAACAGGCCGTTAAGCGTCTCGGCTTGCTGGGCCATGGCGCCAGCTGCACCCGGGAATTCCTTCATTCCCTTTAGCAGAGCCTGCACACCAACATCAGCAGGAATCAAGCCCTTAGAGAGCTGATCTTGCAGAGCGGCAGTGGTGATACCCAGGCCCTTTGCCATTGCCTCGAAGACTGGGAAACCAGGCAAGGCTTCAGCAAGCTGCATCACTTCTTCAGTTGATGCCTTGCCCTTCGATGCCATCTGCGAGAATGCCGTGATGACACGGTCGATGGCTTCAGGTGGTGCGCCTAGCACTGACACGAGGTCGCCGATCGTCCCGATGGTCGGGATGATCTGATCTCTCGTAATCTTCAGTGCACTTGAGGTAGCAAGCAGTGCACGGGCATTGTCTGCAAGACCTGCGAACTCGAAGGGAGTCTTCGCAGCAAAGTCCTGCATCTGCCTGATGAACTTATCGGCTTCTTCAGCCGAACCAAGCAATGCCTTGAACGAGATCCTCGTCTGTTCGAGTGAGGCTGCACTCTTAAGACCAAAGCCCACCATCGCAACCGCACCGGCGCCAAGTGCTGCGCCCAGTGCGATAACGCCCGTCTTGAGAATTCCCAGGGCAGCAGCGCCGCGATGCGAACCACCCTCGATGTTCTCACCAACGGCCGCACCAGCCGCCGCTGATTCCGCCTCCAGACCACCGAAGGCGGACGTACCGCCAATACCTTTCAGTGACCGATTTGCCGAGTCTGCAGCCTTATCAAAGGCCTTTGCGACTGCCGCCGCAGCCGCATCAGCCTCAGCTTCGACACCAGCGAACGCTCGCCCAATGGCGAGGATACTTCGGATGGCCCCATCTGTGTTCGCCGTTACCTCGACGAACGCTGATGCGATCGGTCCGCTGGCGCCACCTGCGAAACTCATTGGGATGCTCCGACGATATAACCGAGATCGCGTGCGGCCTGCATGCTTGTGTTACTGGCCGCTTCTTCACCCCTCCACCAGGGCGGAACCTTCTTCGTCTTTGGCGCCTCAGCATTTGTTGTGGGCACTTGTTCCTCGAGTCTGCGGAGGGTTTCAAGTCGAGCGTCGAAGTCCTCACGGTCCTTCTGGTCAAGACCTTCGATGATCGTGAAGTAGATGAGGTTGAGCAGACGGTTAAGTGGAAGGGAAAGTGGGTCTACCCCACAACCTGCGTATCGACCATCGAAGGTGTGCCAGTTCCGCTGTGCCCATTGGAGGAGGACGACAGCGGTGTGGTAGGGCGTTCTCCGTACGTGGAGATGAGCCACTCGAACACACCAGTTACTTGCTCGAGGTCGATCGGTTCGGTCTTGGACTTCATACGCTCAGCGAAGCGTGCAGCCGAATCGGGCAGCAGCAGTTCATCGAGCATCGACACCATCGCGAAGACAGCATCGTTAGCACTTGTGGCAATCTCTCGTGCACGTTCCACATCGGTCATCGTGGCACTTGAGCCATCGATGTTCTCGAGTGCAAGGCCATCGAGCTGGGCAACACCAATGCGGTTCATCAGTGAGACAGCTTGAATCTGCTGCTCAGCATTGAGCTGCGGCACCGCCTGAAAGGTATCGCCATCGATCTTGAATTCGAGCGGCTTTGTTGACCGACTCTTAGTGAAGTCTTTCATTGCTCTTACTTAACCTCCTGGGATAATGCGGGTCGTAGAAATGGTTGTGCTCGCATGCGTCGTGTACCCATCTCGACATATCGAGCGTAGTTCACATTTGAGCCGATGCGGACGGCAGGACCTGTGGTCGTCGCACGCGGTGAAGTTGTCTGGATCGATGAGCGAAGACGACCCGTGTCAACTGGACAATGACTCTTCGCCGATGACTGCACATTCACGCCCAGCTTGAAGACGTGACGTGCCACAGGACCGCTTGCGCTTCGCATCATCGATTCAAGAGCAGCAGTCTGAATGATAACACGCACACTCATTGGATCACCTCACAGTCATGACAAGCTCCAAGACCGATGATCACGCGCAAAGAAGATCCGACACAACCACCTTCAGGCCCAAGCGTAGGACTCTCATCCAGCACCCAACGGTAGTTGTACCCAGCAACTGCGGAGAAGGATTCTTGGTCCTCGAGGCAGCACCGAATACCTTCACGGATGACCTGCTGGTCAACAAACGTCGTGAGTGCAACACTCTCAAGCTGATCACATGAGGCTGCACGATCCATGTCACCGACAGGTACACATCGAAGAATCGTTATGTTGTATGTGACAACTTCATATGGAGCGTCACACTTGTTCGGAACACCGTCGGGCTGAGGGAAGATGCGCGATGCGTAGACACTTTCAAGGTTCACCGTGAGCTGCCCGCCATTACTTCCACCGCAGCAGTTCACGAACTCAATCTCTGCACCAGGCACAACACATCGGCGGTTCGGACATCCTGCGGAGGTGTGATTAAGCGCAAGACATGCACAGTCGAGCAGTGCACGTGCAACGCCGAACGATCGAGTAACAGGGTTCACTCACAAGCCTCCTTTCGCCATTCTAGCCCAAGCTCTTCCAAAGAAACACTCTCACACACGGACGATGCGGTCATACGATGCAGTGACGGGTACACGTGTTACGGCAAGAACCGGTTCGGACCCAGGCTCCACGTGCAGGTTGACGCTTACGACGAATGAACTTGTAACCGTGACGGTCTCAATCATGACCTCGATCCCTTGAGGCGGTACACTTGGTGGAGTCTCACCTGTGTAAGTTACGGTGATAACGAGGTCGCCCGACACCTGCACAGTGAGTCGTGCAGCGCCAACCAGACCCACACTGATCGGTAGTGAGCCATCGATGAAGTGAGCTGCTGCACTCGATCCAGTGCGTGCGTTCGTGACAACGATGTTGCCCGACACGTTGCGCTCTACGAGCGCCGTTCCAGTCAACCCGACCGAGATGGGTAGGTTCCCTGCGATGGGTGTACCTACCGCCGTACCCGTGAGATCAACCGTGACGACGAGGCTACCTGATGCTTGGGCGATCTCCTGGGCTACACCAGTCCGTGTAGCCGTGATCGTCAGTGTACCAGACGTCCCAACCGCGAGAGTAGCTGCTCCCAGAGCAGACTCGGTGACTACGAGCGAACCGGTGATCGGTCGATCAGCGGCAGCCGTGGCTACGAGAGTAGTAGTCACGTTGAGTGCGCCCGAGATGGCCCGATCGACCGCCGCCGTACCAGTCAGGTTGGCCGCTACGAGAAGGTCCCCGCCGATCGTTCCAGGCGTGGTCACGGCGGCAGTTCCGGCGATCCCTACGGTGACGCTGAGCGTGCCGGAGAGGGAGCCGCTGGTTGTAGCCGTACCGCTAATTGTGGCCGTTGTAGTGAGAGTGCCGGCGATCGTGCGTGTAACTGCTTGCGCACCTGTGATGGTGGCAGTTACACCGAGTGTGCCTGCAATCGTGCGGTCAACGCTCGAGGCTCCCGTGAGAGTGACTGTGACTGGCCTCGTACCCGCAGCACCAAGTGTGAGACTCGCTCCACCTGTGATCGTTGCGGTTGTGCTGGTCGTGCCAACGGCAGACTCACTCGCAACAAGTGTTCCCAAGCTCGTCGCGGTTACGACGAGCGTTCCACTCGCCGAACGACTTACCGCAGCCGCACCAGCGAGTCCCACTGTGACGGAGAGGTTGCCCGCAATCGTCGAGCCACCGTCGGCGGTACCTGTGATCGTGACAGTCGTAGGACGTGTTCCTGCGACATCAACGAAGGAGCCTGCCGTGCCAGTGATCGTGGCAGTGACATCACGTGTACCGACCTGGGTAGGTTCGGCGAACTGCACACCATAGACGTCTGGATCGAAGTCACTGGGAAGTGTGTTGACTGACCAGAGTGCCGTGGGGATACTCATCCCGGGCAGAACTTCGAGGCGACCGGCGTAGCTCCACCAGTCGGTCATCGATGTGTCAGCAACGATACCTTGATACTTCCATGGACCCGTGGGATTGTCTGACACCCACGCTTTCAGCTCGGTCCATGCATCAGGCACGCCAAGTTCAGGAGCGGAATCGAAGTCCTTCGCTGAAGCGAGCCACTTACCCTGCCACGGGATGACGTTAAGAGCTCGGAGTGGTTGGGCCTGAACCGTGATCGCGGCCTTGCTCGCGAAGTTCGTAGTCCAGCCCGACCCGTTCCAATATGACCACGTGCCGTAGTCCGCTGCGTCAGCAGAAACCGGGCAAGAGGCTAGATACATACCAAGATCGTTGCCGATGCCGTAGATGAGAACTCGGCCCGAGTCGACGAACGGTATCCCATTCCACGACACCGTACCTACATTAAGGTTCGTGGCTTGTGTGACGGAGTAGATGGGACTGGATGTCGTGAGCCCCGTGACTGACATAACTCGGTATTCAGTGAGTGTGTACGGTGAACCCGTTACCCACCAACCGCCGAGCAGTATGCACGAGTCAGAACCGGTCGCCCAACCGCCGTTTAGCCATCCCCAGCCACCTCCGCTTGTCGGACCCGGGAAGGTAACCGATCCTGCGAGTGGGAAGCCATCACCGCCCGACAGCCACCATACCTCGCCGTCGTCCCAGTCGACCATCAAGACACTATTGCGGCGGAAGAGCGCCTGGATGCCGCCTACACCATCACTGACATTGAAGTCATTGAAGCAATACAGTGTCCAGTTGGTGCCCGGGATCTGCATCCCGCCATCACCACGGTGCCATCCACCTGATGCGGTATTCGGTGAGAAGGCGAACTCCATATCAGCGATCGACCCGGGAGCATGCCCGATCGCCTTATGAAGAGTCTTAAAGAGTCGAGCGTTCGTCCCAACACCGACGCTGCCTGCAGTCACCGTGAGTGAGCCACTCACCGTCCTACTGACCGCGGCTGCACCTGTAAGACCGACAGTCGTCACGGTATTGCCAGCGATGGCTCGACTTACCGTGACTGCACCGGCGATGGTTGCGGTCACAGTGATCGTGCCTGAAGCCGCACGACTGACTGCACTCACACCCGTGAGTGTGGCAGTCACCACAAGTGAACCGGCACCACCAAGTGTTACACCCGCAGCACCTGTGAGTGTAACCGTCGTGACTATATTGCCTGCGGCTGAGAGACTTACCGTCGCTGCACCCGTGAGAGTTGCTGTCGTAGTCGTTGTGCCGCTTGCAGCACGACTTACTGCGGCGCCACCCAGGAGCCCAACGGTCGTGACGACCGTGCCATCGATGGTACGACTGACAACTGCCGCACCTGATGTAGTGACCGTGATTGGTCGAGTACCTGCCGCTCCCAGCGTGATCGATGCAACACCGCTTGTTGTGACCGTGATAGGTCGTGTGCCATCAATCGACTGGGTCGTCGTAGTGGCGCGAAGTGTGTCACCGCCCCGCAGCGTCGATCCGGTGCCGGAGCGCAACCGGAAGCTTGCCACGGGGTCACCTCCTACTTAGAACCAAGGACGGGGAGTCGTAATCCTCGCGGCGGGATCGAGACTGGGGTTTGGTGAAACATTAGCAGGACGTGTCGGGTAGAACCCCGAGGGAGGAGTGAGAATGCTACCCTCAGCGACAGTCCTTGTGATTGCAGTGTTGCCCTCGTGCGAGATGTAATTGCCCTTAAGGGAGATGTTATTGTGAGTTAAGCCAACTGCTGAGCCATATGTCACATCAAATGAAGTCCCAGGATGTTGACCATCCCAGCAGAAATCGCTGAAGTAGGCTTCAGGTGCACCCGGCCAAGCGTCAGCACCGGTTGTCCACGGGATGTATTCAGTCCAAAAGACAGGTGCAGCGATCGGGCTATACCCCACACCATCGGCGTTCTTCACCAAGACATCACGCACAAATATCGGCGGATCGTTATTGATCTTCATTGTTACTCGCCAAGCAGTTTCACTTGCCTGTTGGTCTGTGCCTACATACGGAGCTGTTTGCGAAGACCCAGGATCAAGTTCGGCTGCAAGCCAGTTCTGCTTCGGGGACTTAAAGACCCGAAACTTCATGTCCCAACCGTACTCCCAATGGAAGTTTCCGTACTGATCGAACGGAGCTAGGAACTTAGAAGACCTGCACACGGCGTTGGGATCAGGTGTGTAGAAGCCGTCATAACAGCCCCAGTTGATGCGACCGAAGTGTCCTACCCCCGCGGAAGCATCTTTAGGATTGCACCACTGCACACCGAAGTGACCACCACCCATCACGGTGCCATCCGACTTGCGGATGTCGATCTGGAGAGCCCAGAAGTAGACGAACACATCCGGCGGAGATCCGGTCACGACAGCTGGACCACTCACAGGGCGAATCGTAATACCTGCTTCCGAGCAGTTCCCAGAAATACCACCTACACTTCCGGTGACGAACGCTCGTGGATAGCAGTACATTACGCAGCTACTTCACATCCGACACGATGGAACGACAGCCCCCTTGCAGCCGTCGTCACAGTGGCGACTCCAGCCATTGCCTTCATGAACGTGGTGCCGCCCGGGATGGAACCTGATCCCGAGACATCGATCATCGCCAATGAATCGGTTCCTGCGGTCAGGTTCAGGACGTGACCAAACGCATACCCACCAGCGGGACGAATGTACACATAAAAGTCGAAGACCGAGTTCGTAGCGAAGGCGATGCCGCTATCAAGAGTAGCTTCCGTCGTGCCATTCTTGATGGTCATCAACCAGTTGCCCGTACCGTTGATGCACTTGAAGCCGTGACGATGCCCGGCGGGATCGGTTGCGCCGAGTGCCGTTGCGGGCGTCTGGTCAGTGAGGCCCACGAAGATGCGGCTCGTGCTGTAGCCGTTGGCGTGGTCCGTGACGATGCGCGCATGGAAATAATACCCACACCATGGAAGAACGTTATCACCGCGTGTGTAACGGTTCTCCGTCGTCGACACGAATGCGCCGTTACCCGATGTGGTCGACGTGACCATCGTCTGTCGGTAACCTAGAGCGGTTGTAGCTGAAGGCGTTGCCCACGACGCAGCGGTCATGGTCGATGGGATCTCAAGCGACCCAATCGGCGCCGTAGTGCCCGATCCTGGGTGCACCCGCCAGACCATCGACGGCCCAGTGATCTCGTCACCGAAGGGCATCCAGCGGTCAACGGAACGCACTGCCATGACTGGTCGGTAACCCAACCAGTGCGCATACATCTTAAGATGGCTATCACCGATGGGAGCACTTGGCGGACCACCTGCGAGGATCGCATTGAAGTCGATCGCCGTGCTCATATTGATGTTGGTGAAGTCGATCAGAGGATCACTGCCAGCCTCCGCATGCGTTGCCGCGTGGGCAGTCGATGCATACGCACCTGCGTGTGTGTGATCACCAGCGGCTCCATCGGTACTTCCCGTGCCGAGCTTTCGAAGTGAAGGCGTCGTTGCGGTTGCGTTGACGAGAAGCATCTGCCGCTTATCGACAATGTTCCCGGCGGTGATCGATGTAGCAGTCGCAGGAATGTACACCGAAGCAAGCACGGCGTATGTTGCCGGTGAAGCGGCGGGAAACACGGGAGCAGTCGCCGCAGTACCCGCGATGATGCTCTTCGTTCCCGATGAGTTGACCACCACGAGGTCGAAGCGAGGAAGACTCGCATGTGCAGCACCAGGCGTAACTGTGCCTGAACCTACCGCCACGACCGTTCCATTGACGATCACGCCACCCGAGGCAACTGCCACCACAAGTGTTGAGCCTGAGGCGTTCGGTGTGCAAGCACATCCAGACGTTACGCCTGTACCGTTCAGCCCTGCCTGGATGATATCGAGATCGAGTGAGTCGGGTTCGGCCTGCGCCGAGAAGCTCGCCGCACCCGAGTTTGGGATTGGCACGATGAGCTCCTATTAAGCGGCGAGCGGTGTGAACGAGATCGAATGCGAGGTCAGGTTCAGCGTGTCACCGTTGGTGATGGCCTTGGGCGTGGTCAGAGCGAACGTGTAGAGCACGTTGCCCGCCGTGAGGTTATCCCACACCGAGATGTGAGAGATCGTCTCGGAACCAGCAGCCCAGGACGCCCACTGAGGAAGCGTCGCGGTGATCGACTTCGAGCCACCCGAGGCGGCGGACCAGGCGAGGATGACACGCGTGGTGTTGGCCGACGGCGCGTTGGTGGCGGCCGCACCCGGATCAGCGGTGTGCAGCTTCGCGTAGGTGTTGGTGGGCGCCGTGAACGCGGTGCCTGCCAGCATGTCGAGCCACTTATTGGCGAGGTTGGTGGTGTGAAGACCGACGGTCATGACGAATGCTCCTTTGATTCAGTAACTTCTTGCAGGGAGAGGAGGACAGCTTTGAGCTCGCACGGCACCTCGCCGCCTTCTTCCTCGATCGCTGCCGCCAGATCAAGGAACTGCCCAAGCGGCCCACGCTCAACATCGGCTTCGCCGCGGATCTCAAACTCGTAACTAAGAATCATCAGAAAGCCTGTCGTTGACCGGAATCGAGTATGAACTTGCCCTTCACCCAGACCCGACTCTCACCACTTACTGTGCGCTTCAGGTTCCAGAAACCCGTGAAGCTGCTCGCCCACGAAGGTACGAGCAGCGGGTTGGTTGTATCGAGCTCGAGGATCACAGGACTGCTGGATGGCGGTGTGACCGTGAAGAACGCTGTGGGTGTGTCTTGGCACTCACTATCCCAAAGGGTAGCGATCCAGGTTCCCGCCTGGTAGTCAAGCGGCACCGTGACAGTAACCGTGACGAAATCATTAGGCTCAGCATAGATGTCGAGCGTGACGGCGAGAAGATCAGCGACAGCCATCACATGTCCTGTGCCTGAGGCAGTGTGAGGTCAGGTGAGTATGCTCTGATGCGATCCTGGATGCCGTGCGGGTTGTACGTCTTGATGAAGAGATCAGGGATCGTTAGACCCGTGAGGCCTTCAGCATCTCGTGTGATCGTCACTCCACGGCGTGACACTGACGTGGTCTTGTACGGCAGTGCACAATCTTGCCCGCACATCTGCTTCATGATTTCAACGCCGAGGATACCCACGGCAAGTTTCCCGAGCTCGGGAACTTCAGGACCGAATGCTGCGGTGACCATGAACGTGCCTACACCCGTGACAGCGTTCCACTCTTGGCACCAGGGCCACTCACCACCGACACGAACGAGTCGCTGTCCGTCATAGAGAATCCAGTCACTGGCATTCAATGTGACGCCATCGACTGACACGCTTGTGACACGTGCGAAGTCAGGAAACACGATCTCGCTGGTGGATGTACATCCACACGGTCCTGTGCAGACGCCGCACGCTACATTGATCCACGAACCATCGACCAATGCAGGATGCGGCCAGCCACTCACAGACCGATCATCGACTGGCGTGCATCCACTTCGACACGGGCGAACCGTCACAGGACAGTTATTGAACCGCCGACCGGTTGCTGCCCAGAGCGTCTCAGACGCTGCTAGGAGTGCTGCTCCAGTGACCGTTGGGCTAAACCCGCAGATGTCCGAACACAGAGTTGCCGGCCAGGGCTCGCACAGGTTCTCATACAAGTGCTTACCCCCTCATCTGCTTAGAGCGTT